CTCAAGACGTTATGCACTTGCATCCATCTTTAATTTAAACCAAGAGGATGACGATGGGAATGCTGCTGCATCTCAACCAACACAAAAGATGGTTAAAGAAACCCTAACTCCAACACATAAAATGTGGGATAAGGCAATTGACCATCTCAAGAAAGGCAACCCTATTGCTGATATTACCAGGAACTACACAGTTGCTAAAGAGCATTTAGAGTTATTGAAAGCAGTTAAATGACTATTAGATAAAGATTGGAACTATGCAGGAACTAAAAATAACCTTCACTCAAAGTGAGGAGCAATGGTTACAAGCGAGAGGCACTCGTTTTACCGCAAGTGAGATTCACAAATTAATGGGGTCGAGTCGTAGTGGCTCGGCTCTCTCCAAGACGGCTGAGACCTTTGTCTATGAGAAGGCAGCAGAGATGCTTACCGGTCAACGTAAAGAGGTCTTTGGTGCAGCACTTGATTGGGGCAAGGATAATGAGGCAGATGCCTTCCATATCTTCAATACAACCTACTTTAATAACTTTACCTACTATGGGGGTGAGAGTTTTGCTTTTATTCCCTATGGTGAGGCAAGTGGATATTCACCTGATGGGTTAAGTGAGGATGCTATTGTTGAAATCAAATGCCCATTCAACTCCGGTATACATCTTAAGAACTTTACGATTAATGATGCCGATTCACTCAAGCAAGTACACCCAGAGTATTATTGGCAGATGCAATTAGGTATGTTAGCCACAGAGTTAGACAGAGGTTTTTTTGTATCGTACGACCCACGTATGCCACAAGATAGAATGCTACACACGGCAGAGATTGAGAGACACGATATTGAGTTTGAGGTCAATGAGAAGTTGGAGTTTGCAAATGAACTGTTACAAGAGATTTTAAAATAACAATGCTATGGATTTAGAGAAAGAACTATTAGGCGATAAGCGTTTTTTAAAGTATGACAAGGAATCGGATTTTTATTGTATATGGATATTAGATGCTGAATGCGATCCTCTTGAAGTGATATTTGAAGACGAACATACAATTCGATATAATTGTAAGCAGTATGATTACATATGTTTAACAACCTCACAAATCCTTGAACTACATGAAATGCTTGAAGAGGTTTCTATGTTTTGGGGTGAAGATGTAAATTAATTTTGAAATAATAAAAAAATAGTTATATTTGTGATATGGAAACACCTGTAATTTTTGTGCCAATAGGGATTGTACTTTACATCATTGGTGCTGCATTCTATCAAATTGGACGCTACTATTTTAAAAAGTTGAGCCAATATTTTAGAAATGCTAATTTAAAGTAATACCTTTGTAAGGTAAACAACAACCTTGTGGTAGGGGTTCAGTTTAAAAGATATTTGCCTGGACGGGTAAGATGGTCTACCACACATCTTATCTGCTCTGGGCTTTTTTTGTTAATTGAAAAAAGAAGAAGTAAGCAAGTTCATTATATTCGAATCATCGATATTGGACGATTTAAACCACCGACAAGCAATACTAATGGGCTTGTTAAATGGAATGGCTAAAAAGGAGGGCTATGCCTACCTTAAAAATGCCACAATTTGTGAGTTATTAAAAGCATCAGAATCAACTGTTAAAAGCGATTTAAAGACGTTAGAGGAACTTAAGTATATCAAGAGGGAAGTAATAAGGAATGATAAAAAAGAGGTTATCCAAAGACGTATTTACCCTATGGTTAAATTTTACACGGAGGGTGGGGTTAAAAGTTACACGGAGGGTAGGGGTGAGATTTATACCATAGATAAAGATAAGTATATAAATATAATAGATAAAGAGTATAGGGATGCCTTTGCAAGGTGGATTCAATACAAAAAGGAAATAAAGGATATGTATAAATCAGAACTAAGTTTAAAGACGTTAGCAACTAAAATAATGAAGAATGTATCAGCAAAGCAGTTTGATGAGGTTGTGGACATATCAATTAGCAATGGATGGAAGGGATTGTTTTTTGATAAAGTAAAAAAAGATTTACCTTCGAACAAACCACCTAAAGCAACATTAGATGACTAACCAAGAACTAATCGGAATATTTTTAACCTATCCAGGAACACACGTTCACTTAACCAAACTCAACCCTATGTGGTTAGAGGGTAAGGATAGGGCTATCATAGAGAGGATGCGAGAGATGTATTTGACCAACGAACCAATCAACCTACCATCAATAGGAGGTCAGTTCAAAGAGCATATTCAATATATTGCTAAAAGCACCAACCTTGTTAGTACAGATGTTCACACAGAGAAGATAATATTTAACCTTGAGGTTAATTACAAAACCAATCAGTTAAGAAATGCACTTGTTAACTTCAACATTAAGCAAGACTTACCAGACATTATAACCAACCTTAACAACTTAACCCAAAATGCTCAACTATCAATACACCGATCAAGTGAATACATGAGTTCAATAGCAGGTGTTGTAGTTGATGAGATTGAGCAATCAGTTAAAAGGGGTGAGGTGAGAATGGGAATGCCTACGGGTTGGAAGTATCTTGACAAATACTTGGGTGGTTGGAACAAAGGCAATGTGATTATCCTTGCTGGTAGACCTGGTTCGGGTAAAACGGCAATGGCTATGAATCTGAGTATCGAGGCAAGTCAGTTTGGGAATGTGTTATTTTTCTCATTGGAGATGAGCAAAGAGGAACTTGCTAAGCGATTCTTGGCAACGATGGGTAACATACACAACTACAAGATAAGAAATAGCAAAGTAACTGTTGATGACCTTGAGAGAATGGCAAGTGTGGTTAATAGGTTCAATGGAGAATTTCACGTTGACGATGATGCAACAATGACCATTTACGACCTTGTTGGTAAGGCAAGACTCCACAAAGCCAAGCACGGATTAAACTTAGTCGTAATTGACTATATGCAACTACTTAAAGGCACAAAGCAAAATCGAGAGCAAGAGGTGGCAGAGATAAGCAGACAGTTAAAAATAATGGCAAAGGAGTTAGGGGTTACGGTGATAGCATTAGCACAGTTGTCCAGAAAGAGTGAAGAGAGGGCAGATAAGCGACCTTTACTTTCTGACTTGAGGGAATCAGGTGCGATTGAACAAGATGCAGATGTTGTGATGTTCCCATTTAGACCGGCTTACTATGAGGAGGAGAAACCAGAGATTGAAATGGATGCTGAATTAATTATAAGAAAAAACAGACACGGAGAATGTGCGACTATACCTTGTACGTTTGAAGGTCAATACACACGATATAGAGAAATGATATGAAGTACAATTATAAATGGAAGTTAAAAGATGCTGTTTTCACAAAGGATAAAGGTAAGGTATTTAGTTGCTTTGCTTGTGGGGGTGGCTCAACAATGGGGTACAAGTTAGCAGGATTTGATGTGATTGGATGTAATGAGATTGACCCTAAAATGATGGATGCTTATGTGACTAATCACAACCCAAAGTATTCATATTTAGAACCGATTCAAACCTTTAAAGATAGGGATGACTTACCAAAAGAGTTATATGAGTTAGATATATTGGATGGCTCACCACCTTGCTCAAGTTTTTCAATGGCTGGAAATAGAGAAAAAGATTGGGGTAAAGAAAAAAAGTTTAGAGAAGGTCAAGCACATCAAGTTTTAGATGACTTATTTTTTGACTTTATTGACCTTGCTAAAAAGTTACAACCTAAAATTGTTGTTGCAGAGAATGTCAAAGGTTTACTTTTAGGAGATGCAAAAGCATACGTTAGGCGAATATATAATGAATTTGAATCTGCTGGTTACTATGTGCAGCATTGGTTATTAAATGCATCAAAAATGGGAGTACCTCAAAGGAGAGAGAGAGTATTTTTTATTGCAATGAGAAAAGATATTGCACAACCTCTTTTAGAGCAGATTGATATGTTTACTCAAGCACCTAAATTAACGCTTGAATTTAATGAAAAAGAGATACCATTTAAAGAATTTGAACAACCATATAAAAATGAAAAAGGTAAGCATATACCAGAGGGGATATTACCATATTGGCAAAAGATAAAACCCGGTCGTAGTTGTGCAGATGTACACCCTAAAGGTCATTATTTTCAAGAATTAAAATTGCATCCAGATAAATCATTGCCTACATTAAGAGCAGGGAGTAATAGTTATTATCATTATAAAGACCCAAGAAGACTATTTGATGATGAAATAAAACTTGGGGGCAGTTATCCAATGGATTATAATTTTTGTTCCAACCAAACAATATATCTTGTAGGTATGTCTGTGCCTCCATTAATGATAGCAAGAATAGCAGACGAAATATACAACCAATGGATAAACAAATTATGAAAGACTATTACCCAGAATACATTAGAGCAAAAACCCAATTAGCAAGGCAAAAGGTTTCACATCAAAACAAAATCTCAACACTTCAAAATGAGATAGAGAAATTGAGAAATCAGATTGCACGACCATTTAAACCACAGATGGCAAATGCAACACTTGAGGAACTTTTAGAAGTGGTATCAAGAGCAACCGGTGTACTACCATCAGAGTTGTGCAGTAAATATCGCAAGTTGGAATATGTGAGGGCAAGGCATTTGTTTTTTTACATTGCATCAAGGCATTTGGGATTGCACCTAACCAAGATAGGTTTATTTATGAATCGTGACCATTCAACTGTCATACACGGCAAGAATGCCTATCAAGATTACCTTGATATGGGCTTTCAACCAGAGTGCGACTTCTATAATCAATCTATTGAAATGTTGGGAATTTGTGGACAACCTAC